CGGGATCCAAGACGGTGGCCTCGACTTCAGCCATTTGATGGCTCCTTCGCGGGCGTCACCTCGGGTTGCTTCAGCCCGTCCAGGAAGCGATCCAGGACGGAGAAGAAGTCACCCAAGACGATGAGCCCGCTGCGGTACTTCTGGCGAAGGTCCCAGAGGGACTCAGGCGTTGCCGGCAGCTGGGTTGGCGCCGGCATCGGCTCGGGAGTTGCCTCCACTCGCCTCGTTACGGTGGTCGTGCGTGAGTAGTCTTTGGAGACCATGTCGTGCTCCTTAGGTGTTGTCCATCCGACCTTGGAACTGAAGTCCCGAGGCCGTCAGGTTGCCCGCCCAAGCCAGAATCTGCACAGCGGCGTCCTGGTTCACGGAGTAGCGCTGGCCGGGGCTCAGCGGCACCATGTTCCGATTCGCGTGCGGGCGATAGTGGATGTACTTCGTATTGAGGAAGTACGCGGAAGTGGCCGGCACCGAGGTCGGGGCCGGGCCGGCAGGGCCGGTGGAGGTCCAGTTGATTTGCATACCACCGTCGAGGACCACATCGGCGTCCATGTACTTGACGGACACGAAGCCCAGCTTGGCCGTCTCGGTGCCCGAGAAGCGCTGTATGGCCTGGAGGGACGCCATGTAGAAGGACCACATGTTGTTGTCGACCAGGATCAGGTCGGGACGGTCGTTGCCGCGGACCAGGCTGGACCACATACGGTTGAAGTACGTCTGGACGTTGGCGGCCGAGGCGGCGGCGCCACCGGTCGTCAGCATACGGAAGTACTGATTGCGCCAGAACAGCCAGGTGTTCCGGTCAATCCCGCCGACCGTGTTGGTCGGGGTCGTGGAGACCTGCTTGAGCAGACCGTCGATCTGCTTGCCGCCCGCTGCGGAGCCGTCCGAGTACAGACCAGAGGCGATCAGGTTGGCCATCGAGGACTCGGCCACGTCCATCCGGGCGTCGAGCATGTCGATGATCTGTTCCTTGCCGGCGTTCTGGAGTTGCTCCAGGCCGCTGATCGTCACGGGGCACGCCGCCTGCTTGATCGTGTACTCGGCGGCACTCAGCACGTCCTGCGCCGCGATGGGCAGGGTTTCGTATCCGCTGTACCAACCGGCGTTGCCGTTCGATGCGAAGCTGAGCTCCTGCATGATCGTATTGCCGCCTGAGAACGTCTTGATGTTGCCGCGCTGCTTGAGTTTGGTCAGCAGGGCGTTGTTGGACGTCACGTTGTCCGCGATTTGGCCAGTGCGGCTCTGGATGGTGGTTGCGATAACGTCGCTTATCGCACTGTTCGGGAAAGCCATTGCAAGCTCCTTGAAAGAAGTGAAGCCGGTTCGGGCGGCGGCTCTGGGGGAGCCACTACCCTTGACGGCCCCGGTGGTTGATAGACCTGAGGCTCGATCTCATTCAATGGAACCGGACGCTGCGGGAAATGAACCGCTCCGAGGATGCGACGAGTGAAGAAACTTAACATCTCATCTTCCTGATAGCGAATCAAACGCAGCCGCGATTGTTGAACGACGGTCGGTTGCTTCCGAGGCCCCACTAGGAACTCCACCAGGAGCGCCTCCCACCGATACCGAAGCACCTAGAGCCCGCTGAGCCTTGGCGTTAGCTGCCTGGGCTGCTGCTCTCTTTGCGTCGGCCTGCCGTTGGGCGGCTACCTGTGCACTTACCTCTGGGTTCATTGCAATAGCGCGATTATAGGCGTCCTCCAGCGATAGGTAAAGCCCCCGTTTCGCAGCCAGGTCTACAATGTCGGCCATGTCCAGCCGAACCGTCTCGAAGTGGGGATACTTCGGGTCCGTCGCCATGTTCTCGATGGACTCGTTGACCTCGGTCTGAGACCGTTGCTCGTACTGTTGCTCCCGCTGCTGCTGGGCCTGAATGTACTGCTGGAAGGGGGCCAACCGTTGTTGGAGTAGGGCCTCCACCCGGGAATCCACCGGGTCAGCCGCGCCCTTGCCGGCGAGGGCTGAGTCAAGCTCTAGGATGTCTACCCCGTAGTCGTTGATCAGCTTCGCCATGTACTGGGCCCGCTGCGCCTTCGGGGAGGTAGACAACAAGTAGTCGGCCTTCAACAGCTCGTGTACCGCCCCGAGGGGATCCACCCCCATGGCTTGGATACGGGCCTTGTAAGGGCCGACGACCTCGTTGAATTGGTTCGCCAGCTGACGAGCGTTGGCCGTCTCCCCGAGGACGCGAGTGGTCTCCCGCTCCCGCTTCATGATCTCTTGTTGAATGTCGGGGTCGATCTTTGCCCACTTTTCTCGAGAGGGTGCTCGCCAAGACTGCGGAGCCTTGTCTACCGGGAACGTAGCACCTTCTGGAGGGGGCGCGGGGGTGATCGCAGGTTTAGCCTTAGCCGCAGGAGCCGCTTGAAAGGGCAGTTCTTTCTGCTCAGGCTCCTTCGGCGGGGCGGGAGGGGTGGTCTCAGCTGGGGGAGCAGGAGCATCTACCCGGGGGGCCTCGCCAGCTTCCGGGGGTGCCTGCTCTTGTTCCGCGAATGCGGCTTCAATCTGAGTGCGGCGGTCAACTACTTCATCAGCCATTGTATTTCCTGTACTGTTTGTCTACTTCGTTGATAACAAGACGCTTGCGGTGATCGGCGTCGGCTCTCTTCTGCTCAGGCGATCGAGTATCCCCGGTGCCAGGCAAAGGGGGCAGTCCTTTAAGGTCTGCGGTAGGGACAACGTTGTGTCTAGCGCAATGCTCACGTAGCCCTGCTCGTCCCGAGTACATTTTACCGTCAATGGGGGATTGAAAATCCGGTAGGTCTGGGAGTATAACAACTCCATTTCTGTCTCGCTCAGGCCGCTCACCTTTACGGTACGGGGGTCCATCATCGGGGTATACCCAGCACTCTCTCATTTCTTACCTCCGGTGGGTTTCGGCTTGGCCTTAGCCTCAGCCTTGGTCTGAGCTATCTTAGCAGCCCCTTGCTCTTTCGATTGCTCCATAGAGAGCTTGTGATCCTCTTGGGCCTGCTCGGACTGCATTTCGTGAGCCTCGTGCTGCTGTTCGAGGGCCATCTGGGACTCGCGGGTCTTGGTCTCTATGTTGAGGGCGGACTCTTGGAGTTGAGTCTGTTGCTTCTGAGCGGCCTCCGCTGCCTTGAAGTCGAGGTTCATGTTAGCCTCGCGCTCCTTCATCTCCAGTTCCTTCTGCTTGTACTGAAGCTCCATTTCCTTCATACGCATTTCCATCTGGTTCATGCGTTCTTGCATCGCCATGTCTTGCTGCTTGGATTGCTGGTCTAGCTCGGCCTTCTTCTGGTCAGCCGCCATCTTGCCTTCCTGCTTCTGCTTCTCCAGCTCCATCTTCTGCTGCTCAGGGTCTGGGGGCGGCTCGGGCGGGGGCGTCTTGCTGATCGCGTCAAGCTCCTTGTCGAGCATACCCTCGATCTCAGAGGCATTACGGAAGCCTGCGACGGCCCACTTAAGCATACCTACCAGGAATGAGGCCGAGCCGGGGACCGCTTGGAACATAGCGGACGCCTTCTCCAAGTAGCCCGAGACAGCGGTGAGGAACTCGATCCGGTCAGCCTTCTCCATAGCGTAGTCGGCCTGCGCGATGGAGTCAGCCGTTACCTGGATACGCCACTCAAACCCCTCGTCGGCTTGTAGGAGGGCTAGGGCGGGCTCGATCAACTTGACGTTGTCGGCCCCGGTAGCGACGATGTTGCTGTTCTTGAGCAGGAACTCGGTGTCGAAGTGCTTTACCTGGATCTCAGCCTTAAGCCGTAGAAGGTCAGCGGCGAAGCGGGCAACCTCGTCCTGTCGCTTCTTGATGGCGATTGAGGCGAATTTGGATTTGATCTCCTGCGCCCCGAGCGTTTCTGAGGCCTTGGAAGCGCCTCGTACAATGTCGCTGATCCCTGTGAGCTCATAGATTTGCGCCTTTATGAGGTCCCGGTTGGTGATAAGTTGGGTCAGAGCGTCGACCACAACGTCTAGGGGGAGCCAATCCACCTGCCCCTTCAGGCCCCCCTTCTCCGCGAACATCGCCCAGTTATCCACCGGGATCAGTTGGTTATCGAAGCCCTCCGTCAGCATACGGGACACCCCGGAGGCCGACTGGTCGTAGACGCCCACGACCTTACAGGCCTGGAGGAGCATAGACACCCGGTTGTTGATAACGTCCAACTCCGAGTACTGATCCTGGATCATGTAGTAGTCGGGGCGGGGGACGGTGTTGGAGGTTGTGATGTTAGCCAACATCGGGCGCGGGCAGGGCTCAAATCCGACCAGCTTCAGTGGGTCGGGCTTGGTGTCTAGTATCTCCTTGTAGCCCTTGGAGAACCAAATGACCTCTTTCTTCTCCCGGTCCCATATCTCGTACACGCAGGCCTGCTTGATAGCCATGTGCTTGGGGGTCGTTCCTGGGGTCGAGCCATGGTTGGGGGGCATAGAGGGGTTGAAGTCCAGGGAAACCTGCTTACCCACCTTCTCACCGAACCTTTTGATGAGGGCGTCCCTCGACATATAGGCCTTGCGACCGACCCAGCGGCGTTCCTCCCAGGTGCGGCAGGGGGACCAGATGAAGTCCTGCCAATACACATAGTCAATACAAACGCGCTGGTCCGTGATCTTCTTGAGCGGCTCGAAGTCCTTGGGCGGCTCCCCCTCCCCGTCATAGGGCTGGTCCTCCGTGGTGGTCTCGAGACGCAACCAAGCGGCGGCGAGGCCGGGGATCAGCCGGTCCTGTACCGCCGAGCGCATAGTGGAGTCGAACGTGTCCCGGGGGTCGTCCAGGTCCTGCGTGATGCTGCGCTGGATTATCGTGCCGGCTACGCGGGCCACATCGTCGTCGTAGTCCTTGAAGCGACGGCTGACGGACGGCTTGGGGAGCTGAGCGTACAGCGCGGACTCCATGATGTTGGTGTTCGCATAGTAGATATTGAACCACTTGTTGTTCGACTCCAACATGTCCCGCTCGTCCAAGAACCTGCGGTTGACTTTGCGGCCCCGGTTATGGAAGTCCTTGAGCTCCAACTCGGCCTGCTTGATCTCCTCCTCCCACCGTTGGTAGGGGGTGAGCTTGTCGCTCTTGAGGGACTCTATGGCGCCGCTATTCTCACTCATACGATTCTCCTATGGCCGCCACGTGCGCGGTCCTCCCTGTCCTTGAATAGGGACTGGAGGTTGTAAGTGTTGGGGATGGCGACCTGGGCGCGTTTGAGCTTGCGCTGGATCATTTCAGGGGAGGCATCAGCAGTTAGCAATGTGCCGAACTTCGGGGCGCACACCACCCCCATGTAGCCGAACGCGTCAGCGTAGTCGCTACACCAATCGTGTAGCGGCTGGTCCTTAAACATGAGGTGATCATCGTCCCACTCCCTGCGGTAGCCCTTGAGGGCCTCTAGCAGGTCCTCGCCCCCTGTCGTACCATCTATGTGGACCCGGGGGAAGATGGAGCGAGTGGCCGCGATCCGGTCCCTGACCTTGTGATTGGGTACGACTGAGGGGCGAATGTCGTTGTGGAGGAACTGCTCCACCACGGACCTGCCCGTTTGTAGGTTTTTGGCTCGGGCGTCATGGGGGAGCCACACGGACCCTAGTTCTGCTTGCCCTTGAAACTGTACGATTGCATCAATGTGGTGGAAGATGTCTTTTCCGTTGGTGGCCTCGACGTTGACGACTCTGACGGTGCCGTCGGAGTGCTCTTGCCAGTAGACCGCCACGGTCGCGTCCGTGAAGCCCAAGTCAAATACCACATGAGTTGGGAGGTTTGGATCGTATAGTGGGGAATCATGGTATCGCCCTTCAAGGAAAAGGGCGTTGACTTCTTCTGCATATATGGCCCCTTTCAGCGCAGCGTCGAAGCTGCAAAGGTACTCTTGGGCAAACTCCTCCGGGTCCATGTGCTTGCGTAGGTCGTCAAGCTCCTGTAGGGGGATCAGACCCGATGAGTCGGCACGTAGGGTCAGGAGGAAGTTGTCGGAGGGGGACTTGATGGCCTCTTTGACCTTGTCGTGGAAAAGGTTCTTGCCCCGAGGGGTGGACGCAAAGACCCCCCAGCCGACCCGGTCAGATAGTGCGGGACGGATAACTTGGCTGAAGACGGAGGGCTTCCAAAGCGCATACTCGTCACCAACAAACCCGTCAAGGTACATGCCCCGCAATGAATCAGCGTTGTCCGCTCCCAAGCAATAGATCGTGGAAGCAGGGTGAAGCTTAATCTTGAGTTCTGACTCTGAGGGGGGAGCACTCCAATACGGCTCGGAGTATTGCTTGAGGTAGTTCCACGCGATCCGCTTTGATTGTGTGAACGTGGGGCCGACATAGGCATATTGAGGGTTAGGGAGTGGAAGCGGTGTCCGGGCGGCGATTATGATGTCGTTCACTAGCGCCACCGTCTTGCCGGCACGCCGATGAGTGACGAGCGTGGCCCATCGTTGCTCCCTGTTGTGGAACGGCAGGAAGGCCGGGCGTGGGGCGTATTCAGTCCTCGCCACTCTTTTCCTTTACACGGATGTCCTCGGCGTACTGGGCGGACTCTTGGTAGGCTAGTCTCCGTGCGGATAACCACTCGGGCCAGACGGTATTGGTGTGTTGCGGTGAGGGGAGCACAGGAGCAATGGTGGGGCCGATCATGCGGGCGTAGAG